TTCTCAGTGTTGATGCCATACTTCTTGGCAACCTTCACCACCTCATCCTTCTTGTAGAGACGGCACTTCTTACGACCAATCTTAAGATCACCCGCCTTGTCTACAGAAACGAGTACTGGAGTCATTGTTTGATATTAGTCGAGAAAATTATTGGTCTTTATTAAAAGGAAGATGGGTGTCCTAATCTTCTATGTGTATTTACTCTCACGACTTACGAGAAAACCCAAATGGAAAAAAGCCAAAGCCAAAGCCAATTGGATTTAATTCATCACGCCAGTCTGAAGGAACTTATCAATCTTAGCGGCGATACTCTTCCCGATACCTTTCACCTTCTTAGGACCCTTTGCGAGTTCCTCACCACTCGTCACTTCAAAGTCCAGGTTGTGGATGACTTCAGCGGCGTTCTTGTACGCACGAACCTTGAAGGGGTCTTCGAGGTCGTCAGCATAATCTTCGAGAGCTCGTGCGACTTCCTCATTGGTGGAGGTACCCCTTTCGAGCCTCTCGAGCTTCTGCACCTTGCCAGTCGAGAGGAACTCATCGATGACATTGGCGATGCTCTTACCAATACCCTTCACCTTCTTGGGACCCTTCGCGAGTTCTTTGCCACTGGTCACCTTGAATGGAAGCTTGTCGATGATATTGGCAGCGTGGTCATATGCCGCACTCTTGTGCTCATCCTTTTCGTAGTAGGCGAGACTGTCAAGCACATCAGCCAACTCACTGTTGTAGGAGATGAAAAAGTCAGACTCGTCATCGGAGTCCGTCTCATCATCAGAATCAATCTCGACGATCTGACCATCAGTGGAGGCGACAGATTCAGCATCCTCAAAGTACTCGTCGAGAAACTGGTCAACCTTCGAGGCGATACCCTTCCCAACACCCTTAATCTTGAGGAGACTCTCACCATTCTGGACCTCAAAGTCGAGAGTGGCAATGATGTCCGCAGCCGTGTTGTACGCCCCAGTCTTGTAAAAGTCGGAGGTCATCTCACCAAGTTCCTTGAGGTGCTTGGCGATGTCCTCGTTCAGTTGGAAGGTCTTGGTTCGGGCAGTCGTCTCGTAGAGGGAAGGCTTCTCATACTCAAGAAGTTTCTTTCGGAGTTCCTCGTTCTCCTTCTCGAGCTTGAGGATGTAATCGGTGATGGAAGTAGAGTTCATGTTTGTAGTTGGTTGTGTGAATAAGACGTGGCTCTTCTTTACTTAGGTGTTTAAAGATGAAAAACCTCTTTATATAAATGTTCGTCTTAAGACCTACAATTATACGACCAACGACCTTACTCCGCGCCAAGAAGGACGACTTTGTGGCCCCATCTGATGCTCCCGGTGAAGGGAGTAGACGCTTCCCGACGTGGGATGAGAGAGATGAACCCGAGACGAAGGAGGTGAACCCCATCAAGAAGTTCATCATGAAAGTTTTCAAGATCAAGGAAATCGATCATGAAAAGTTCCGAGAGGAAAGTATGTGGGCTATCCGCCCATCTAAAAAGAAGTAATTTTTAACTTAAAATCCTTATCAACTCCGTCGAGGCGAATCTTCCCCTCATCCACAAGACGCTTGATCGTATCACCAACCTTTAGGTTGTCTTCATACGCCGCAGCGTGTTTTGGTTCAGGTGGTAGGTTAGGCATCAACATGTTGAACGCCATCATCTTTTGAGCCATTGAGAGTTGCCTGTCTTGGAGGACTTGCATAATCTGGGGCGGTATCTTTGAAGGATCCATTACTGAATATAATGGATGTCTTCTTTAAACACCTAAGTTATATAAGGTTATCGCGCGTAAAGCAAATAAGATACAATGTACGATTCTTACCCAGAAGATCTTTGTGACCACTATGAACATCACGGAAAGAGTCTCCCTTCACTGACATCCAATCAGGGGCAGGCGCTAGCATGGTTAGCACAACCCGAAATGCGTGGTGGTAGAGAATGGATCGATAGAGAAGCTGCGATGAAGTTCTTCGATGATAACGGCATGAAATCCAGTGATCCAATTCAACCTTTCAACAAACCCGGTGGAAGTACACCAGGGCTCAAGCTTGACAACACGAGGGGTAAAGGTTTTTACTCTTTAAAATTCCCTTTTGAATTCAATGATGAAGAGAAACGCAGCAATGTCAGAATGAATGTCTGTATGAACGGCACGAAGGAAGAGCAGGTGAATTCAGTAAAAGACTTTCATCTGAAAAAACTGGAGACCAACATGAAAGATGCAGAGATGTTCCTTAATCTTTTAAAGAGAACGCGGTCGAGGGATGTCTACGAAAGACTGGTGAAAGAAATCAATCACATGAAGTGGGTGATTCGGCACATTCTTGAACAACCGACCAAAGACTGGCAGATTGGTCACTTGATTGCAAATCCACCAAAAGAAGCAAATGACCCTTCGAACTTGTATTATCAACCACCTATACAGGCGAAGTTCCGTGATAACTACATTTTCAACCAGGGATTTGAACGCATCAAAGTTAAAGTTTAGACATGTACATGTTGTAATGAAAACGAATGTCATTGAACTAGTTGATTGTATCGATGCCATGAAAAACCTCGCAGATAACTCGATCGACATGGTGTGCACAGATCCACCATACTTCTTAGATGGGTTAGGTGATGATTGGAACAAAGAAAAAATTGATAAGAAAGGCTCGTCTAGCATGGTTGGAAATCTACCAAAAGGTATGAAGTTTGATAGGAATCAATCAAAAAAGTTTTCAGAATTCTATCGAAAGGTTTCTGATGAAGTTTTTCGAGTATTGAAACCCGGCGGCGCCTTCGTGTCTTTCAGTAGTCCTAGGTTGTACCACTCAATGACCACAGCTGTCGAAGATTCTGGTTTCGAAATCCGTGATATGTTGGCGTGGATTTACACGCAATCACAAGTGAAGGCATTTACCCAGAACCACATCATAGAAAAAGATAAGAGCAGAACCCGCGAAGAAAAGGATAAACTCAAGGAACTGTGTAAAGACTGGAGGACTCCACAGCTTAAACCAGCCATCGAACCTATGTGTCTAGCAGTTAAACCTATAGAGGGTCGTTACATAGATAACTTTGAAAAGTATGGTACAGGGTTAATGAATACATCTGATGAGACGAAGGTTGATGGTAAGTTTCCATCGAATATTATGACAACTCAAGATGAACTTTTCAATGGCATTTTCCTCGTTCCAAAGCCTGGAAAGAAGGAAAAGAGTGAATTCAACACACACTTATCTGTAAAACCAGTTGAACTTGTTGAACATCTCATCAAACTTTTTACTACCGAAAATGCGGTGGTACTCGATCCGTTCATGGGAAGTGGTACAACCGCAGTCGCTGCAGTATCTTGTAATCGTCAATATTTGGGTTATGACATCAATCAAGAATATGTGGACATTTCGAAGAAGCGAGTAGAGTCTCTGGTGAAAAAGGTCACAGCTTAGTGATACCCACCCCGTAACCCAACTCCACCACCACTGGGTCATTCTTGTAGTCCTCTTTGTAATACACCTTTTTGATTCCACTACTCGCCAGAGCCTTGTAGCAGTTTAGGCAAGGATAATGTGTCACGTACGCCACACAATCATCGATGGAGGCACCCCTCTTCGCCGCATCCGTGATTGCGTTAATCTCCGCGTGAATCGTAGCTTGTTCGTGTCCATCCCTCACGATGGACTTATGGTTGGTACCTGCGAGGAACCCATTGTAGCCCATACTGATGAGCCTATTGTTCTTCACGAGGACGCACCCCACCTTCAACCTCTCACACGGAGACCTGACGGATGCGAGTTGAGCAGTCTGCATGAAGTAGTCGTCCCAAGAGATTCGGGACATCTTTTATAATGATTATCGTAAATCTTTATCCGCCGTATAGTACGTCTTCCCCTTCGTGACGAAGCTGTGTACCCTAGCGTATCCCCACGCCTGTGGAGAGGCTCCCGGACGATGCCCAGTTCTCCACGCAGCGAGACCTCTATTGTAGACCGTCTTGAGGGTCTTCAAAGGCACGCCAGTAGCCTTAGCAATTTCAGGGAGAGATTTGACTCCTGGGTACATCTTTCTAAACTTTTGCGTGTAGGAAGAAGTCTTTGTTTTCTGTCCCTTGTCCGTCTTGAAATCTTTGTAGTCTCTCCGGAGCATCTTCTTATAGCGGGTCTCGACCTCCTTGAGGGTGGTAAGCCCCCTGAAATATTTGAGGGGTGCATAGATCTTACCCTCAAATTTACGCAGCTCCCCAACCTTCTTGGTAATCTGAGCATTGCTCAATGGCATCTTACCTTTTGCCGAGATATTTTACTGCCACTTTTATATCGGGAAATAGGCGGTTACCCAACTTCACGCGACCCGAGTTAGGATTGTAGTACCCTGTGTAACCCTCGAAAGTTGCCCGAATGAAATCACCCATATAAAAAATACAACATTATTTTAATAAGTCAGGATGGGTCTCTCGATTATCATGGGGAACATGTTTTCAGGTAAGACATCTGAACTTATTCGAAGGTTGAAACGGATCAAGGTTCTGGGGAAACGGATCATGGTCATCAATTCTGCCAAGGATACACGATCTCCAGATGAAGTCCTGAAGACCCATGATAATGTTAAATTTGATTGCCACAAAGCATTCGAACTTATCAAACTTATTGACACACAAGCTTTTGAAGATGCCGAGATTATCGCCGTCGACGAAGCACAATTTTTCCCTGATCTCCAACACTTTGTTCGGTACTGCCTAGGTGCGGACAAGGACATCATCATCGCGGGTCTTGATGCTGACGCGTTCCAAAGGAAGTGGGGTCAAATTCTCGATTGTATCCCCTTAGCGAGTGAAGTGACAAAGTTATCCGCTCTGTGTATGCATTGTGGGAATGGTAAACCTGGACCATTCACAAAACGCACAGTAGATAACACTGAGCTCGAACTCATTGGTGGAAGTGATATGTATATGGCGGTATGTCAGAAACATCTATGAACATCCAGAATTAAAACAACTCTCCGACCCTGACCAGTCTTGGTAAGTTCGTGGTACCGTGCGTGATCAAAGAGGTACTCCTCACCTTCATTGTGTACGTGAGGTCCCTTCTCAGTATAGAGTGTACAGTCACCTCCACCCTCTATAGTAAGATGATACCGAAGTAGGAGGTTTGTCTCTGCACGATGCGGTGCGATAGTCATTGGACCTTCGACAACTGCGAAAAGTGCAGTCTCTTTGTTTATACAAGGAATCTGATCGATGAGATTTTTCAAAAGTGGAAAATTTTCAGCTCTGTAGAAGTAGTAGTTGTCATTCTTCTCAAACCATGGATCAAGATCGTGGAAGTATTGTTTCTCAAGTTTCTTGGAAACTTTCCCAAACTCTTTTTGAATCTTTCGAAAATGAAACTTTATGAGCCATAGACCTGGATGATCTAGAACCCTATAGTTTGAAAATCCAGTGATTATGTCAATTATCGTGTTTCGCATACCCACCAGGGGTCTTCGTGGATTCTGAAAATACAGGCGGTCGATAGGTGCCTTCAGATAATCATGAAGAACCAAACCTACAGGGACCAATACCAGGGGCCACATTATTTTCTCTGCAGATAATAAAAATGCCCGGATACGGTGGAAAGATGGAAAAGTATGCCCCCGCCCCTGTCGAAGAAGTCAAGACTGTTGAGAAGCGCTTCGTGATGCCCAAGCTGCCTGCTCTCACCATTGTTCAGATCATGCTCGTCGCCACTATTGTTGCGTATGCCTGGTCTGCTCGCAAGATGAACGGTGTCGTCGTCTCCAGCCTCGCGCTCACCGTGGCTCTCCTCCATATCTACGACCATATGTACCGTGTGAAGCGTGGTCCTGAGCAGCTTTTCTTCCTTCCCAAGAAGGAAGCTTACGGCTGCATGGCGTGCAAGTAAATTTTATCAGTAAAAGATAAGTATGCGCGTCAAGATTATAAAAAGTCCTGATCGTAAGAAAAAGTTCAGGGCTGTCTTAGAAGACGGCAGGACTGTTGACTTTGGTGCCAGTGGATATTCAGACTACACCAAACACAAGAATCCTTCACGTATGCGTTCCTATGTACTCAGACATGGCGGTCAAGTACCCAAGAGGACAATAGCAGAGAGAGATCCCAAAAAGATCCATAAAATGATGCTCAATGTGACATCGAGTGATAAAGAAGATTGGAAGTTGAGTGGTATCGGTAGGGCTGGTTTCTGGTCCCGCTGGTACCTCTGGGGTCATCCATCGTTTGAGGGTGCTAAAAAGATCATCACAAAGAAGTTTGGGGTTACTTTTGACAAAGTTCCCTAGCAGAGTATCCAATTAGAGTCATTGGAACTCCAGCTGATTCCAATGCATTTTGTCCTACAACCGCAGCTTTTTTCATACCACCGATTGTTAGTATATCACCAGGTTGGTCATAAGGAGGAGTAGTTCTAATAGCTTTAAATTTGTCAGCAGTAGCACAAAATGCCTTAACATCGTTAGGGTTGGATTTGATAATTTTGTCCATTTCTAATTCTCTTTCCTTACTGGTTTTCAAAGCATCGGTTCTTTTCTTAACAATATCATTTAAAAAGAGTGAGTGTTTCTCAAAATCGTTGATTCCCGACACCTTCAAGAAGTGTGGCCCAGTCCTAGGAATTAGACCAGCG